ATATTTTTATAAAACTTTTTTAAAAGGAGAAAAAAATGGCATATTCATCTTCAAGTGGAAGCTTTAGCTTCGCAAGTGGTGAACAGCACTTCATACCTGAAGTATTTTCTAAAAAGTTACAAGCTAAGTTTTACGCTCAAACAATTTTATCTGAGGTAACAACTAACGAGTACGAAGGAGAAATTTCAGGACTAGGTAATAAGGTAAACATTAGAACAGTCCCAGCTGTTACAGTTGCAGACTATACTGGTTCTTTATCTTATGCAGATGTAACTTCAGGCACAGTAGAGCTTGATATCAACAAGGCTAAAAGCTACGCTTTTAAAGTTGATGATATTTTAAGATCACAAGCCGATATTGATTTCATGAACGCAGCAGCAGAAGATGCAGCTCAAAACATGAAAATTGCTATCGAGACAGATGTGTTTGCAAACATTGGTTCAGGATCATCTTTAACAGATGTTAATAGTAGTGAGGCTGGAACTAATGCAGGTAACATCCTTGGTCATATTTTGACTGCTGGTAAAACACTTGATCAAAATAATATCCCAGAAACAGAAAGGTTCATGATTATTGACCCAGCAACTGCTGCGATCATTAAAAATTCAGACCTTAAGCAAGCATACCTTACAGGTGATGCTGAGTCTCCACTAAGAAATGGTAACATTGGAATGATTGACAGATTTACTGTTTATGTATCCAACAACTTACCTACAAGTGGATCTGTAACTACTGGATTCTTTGGTCATCCTAAAGCTGTAGCATATGCTTCTCAAATGACTAATACTGAAACTGTAAGACTTGAGTCTTCATTCGGTGATGGTGTGAGAGGACTATCTGTTTATGGCTATAAGGTTGTTGTACCAACAGCAATTGGCGAAATTAAGTTAAATTCTTAATTATATAGTTGGGGAGCTTCGGCTCCCCTCCTTCAAAGAAAATGCCAAAAGGATCAAAAAAAGAAGCTTTAGAGCGAAGATTAAAAGCTCAAGGTAAGAAGAAAGGTTTAACAGGTGATAGATTGAATGCCTATGTTTATGGTACCTTAACAAAAGTTCTAGGACCGAAGGGATCAAGGAAAGCCTCAAGAACTGGTAAAATAAGAGCAAGGAAAAAGAAATGAAGAAAGACGAAATTTTAAAAGTTGCAAAAGAAAAGTTTAATGTCAAACTAAATCCAAAAGAAAAACTTGCAGACTTGCAACATAAACTAGATACCCTAGAAGAAAGTTCAGAGGTTGTAGAAGAGCCAGTTCAAGATTCTTCAAGAAGGCAACCAATAGCATCAAAAGGAGAAAGCGGAAGAGTAGTCCGTTGGAATCCTTTGCACAGAGAAGAATATTGGACTTTTATTTATGATAAAAGATCTTTAACAAAAGAAGAAATCAAAAAACTAGGATTGTAATATGGCAACAGTAAAAGTAATTGATATCA